TTAGAAGTAATAGCCGGATGTAATTGTCTTACAATACCAGGAGTTACTACCATATTGATATCATACTCATCAGGATTAGATACAGCGTTGATTGCTTTTGTATATGCTACTGAACCAGATGATGTTGAAGTTGCGCAATTAAAACCTTGCTGATTTGCATTACCCCAATCAGTATCGCCAGCCTTAGCTATCTTTACAGTTGGGTTAGTACCATCAAATCCAAATTGGAATCCTAATACAAATTGTCTCTTAACCATATCAGTTGATGCTGAACCAGTCATTACATAATTCAATTGAGAATCAAATGCGAATGCTACGTTTGCTCCAGATTTAGCTCCAACAGGAATTGGTTTCAAATATTGTTTATTATCCATTGATACACCAGATGTTTCAAAATCAAATCCACTATAATAAATTGGAGATGATGATGTGTTATTTGCTGAACCAGTTTGATAAGTTACTGCAGGCACCCATCCATCTTCTGTTGTAGAATTTGTTTTGATTGGATTTGTATATGCTTCATGTCCAAATGGTGCTGCTGATATTGGATAAGAACCAGGTCCTAAAATATTAGCGTTTGCATCCTGAACTACTACTCTTACATATTTTGATTTTGATGTATAATCACCATATTCAGTAATTTTACCATTAGAATCAATTGTGAAATATCTATCACCAATTCTTCTAGCAATATAGTTTGGAGAAGCAGGGTCTAAGTTTACATTGTTAAATGTTTCAACAACACTCTTTCTCTTATCAGTATCACTATATGAACGAATTGTTACAGTAAATGTTGAATAATCAGTCGAACCATCTTCACCAGCTGCTTTTACATTAGAAATACCAACTTTAAATTTAGTATTGTATAATGTACCATGTCCAATAGTTTTAAATTGGAATAGGTTATATCTTTCACCACTAATTAATTGAGATTGAACAATTGGAGTTTCAGCTTCTTGTGCATCACCATAAGTTTGAGTTGGTAATGTTACCTCACTAATTACAGTTTTATTAGTACCATTAGCACCAGAACCAGTGTAGGATAATGCAACGTTTTCAAAGAAATTATAAGCGTATGCTGCTTTAGCACCAAATGCAGATTCACCAAATACGTCTGCTAAATCATTAGTAGCTGTACTTAATATAGATGCTGATATGTTAGCTGCGCCAGAACCTGAACTAATTAGTCCAGAAATTACGAAACTACCCTCGCCTTCTGCACTACTTGTGATATTAGTTGATGCATTTGTAAAACCTACTTTTTCATCACCAAAATTAGTTGAATAAAGTACCCCAACAAATTTTTGTCCTACTCCATTAGTAGAACCAGATGCTAAGATACCTAAAGGTGCTAATTGTTGATATCCACCAATACCAGCAACTCTTACGATTGTTGCTTGTCCAGCTTCTCTTAAATAGTTTTGTACTGCATATTCAGTATAATAAGTTCCATCAGGAGTACCGAAGATATCTTCGAACTCTGATTGGGTTCTCACAATTGTAGGTACGAATGCAGGTCCTTGCTTAAAAGGTCCTATAAATGCTGCTCCGATTTCTCCTACACCTTGTGCTAAGAATGAAAGGTCATTTTCTCTTGTGAAAACTCCCGGTGATACGATTCTTTCTGCCATTTTATTTCTCCAATTTGTATTTTAAGTTTGTAATTAAGAAAATCCCATGTAATTACCTATATAAATATAAAGAAAATGTTCAAAACACAAATTTGTTTATAAATAAGTGCTTTGAACATTTTACAATAAAAATCTTTAATTATTTAGTAACCAGGCACAGAACCAGATGGTGCTGGGTATGAAGTACTACCAGATGTTGGTGACCAAGGTAAATCTACCGTAGTAACTTCTATTCTAGCATATTTCTTATTATTTATTTCTTTTTGAATTTGTCCATTTATGTGAGTCATATAATTAGTTTCATAAGAACCACTAACTACATTTTTAACCCAACCCAATACCAATTCTTCTGATAAGTCGTGGTAATCAACAAATCCATCACCATTTAAATCTTGAGGTGTAAATGGAGTTGCTCCATTGAAAATTCCAAAATTACCATCCTCATCAGTACCAGTCAATTTCCAATTAGTACCAACAACGATATTTTCAAAATTTTCTGAATTTTGTCTTTTTAATCCTACCAATTCCCATGTGTATGTTAATCCCATAATAAATTATTTATGTTTATATTGTATAAATATAACTATTTCTACTTTTTTAATATTTCTTCTCTTAGTTGTTTAATTTCAGCTCTTGCCAAATCCAATTCACCTTTTAATTCTTTCATAGCTTCAATTAATAATGGTGTCAATCTACTATAATCTACAGTCTTATAGTTTTCTCCAGATTTAGAATAAATTTTACCATCTCCATTTACTGGGTCATTATCGCCACAAATATCAAAAGGTGCTAATGTTACAACTTCAGGTAAAACTGCTTCAACTTCTTGAGCAGATACCCCTAACTGAACTCTTTCATCAGTATATCCAAATCCTTTTGCTAATTCATTATTTGTATAATAAAAACCACGTAAACTCATTACTTTATCCAATGCATTTGGAATTATACTAATAATATCTTTTAATCTTTCATCAGAATAATATGCTGTAATGTTACCCGTTGCTAATATATTACCACCGCCAAAGTTTGCACCACTACTAATAAATCCTACTAAGAAAGAACCATTAGCTACGTTTGGTGCCCATCTTTGGTCATATGGACTAAGGTTTACTCCCCACGCCTCTGTAATTCTAGCCATTGGGAATCCATCTGCACCATTTCCAGAATAAGGCCATCCAATTCTATTAAATCTATGGTCATTTGTATATGAGTTTCCATTAGGGTCTACATAATATCCAGTATTGTTGGTATCATAGAATATTGGTGCTCTAAAACTTTCATTGTTTTCAGCATATCTCTCAATAACGTATCTAGTAAACCAACTACCACCACCGCCAGGAGTTTCTCTTAAGTAAACAGTAGTGCCCTGTGGTTTCCACCACTCACAAGAACCAGAACCCCATTGATGTATTCTAAACATTGCCGGCTCCGTAGAGAAGTTACCTGATGTAGATACTTCCAATGAACGGAACGAACCATGTGGTTGACCCCAGCCATATCCATACGGGTCATGTCCCCACCAACCAGAACCACCCATATCACCATTAGGGTCAGCTCTCATTCTGTCAGCTCTTATTACATTTATACGTGATGTACTATTCGGGTCAGAGTAAAATCCAGTATTATTACTATCGTAAAATATAGGTGCTCTTAATGAGTTACCTCCAGTTAAGTAGTTGTGTGCATATGATGTACCATCTGTGTACCAGTCCATAGTAGAAACACGACTACCACCAGTATTTGTGTTATAGAAGTAAGCGTTTCCTGCTGTACTAAAACGGAAATATGCCGAACCAAATGATGTGTTAGGTCTACTAAAATAGTAAGGACCTGAGCCATCGTGGTATGTGTTATCAACGTTGTATCCAAATCCACCCCAATCCCAAGTATTACCTGGTTCAGAACACCACCACTGCATATGAACAACACCAGTACCAGCTCCGTTATTTCCTGCTAATAATCGATTTCTTATTGTAGTATCACCATGACCTCCACTCATTCTCAATCCACCATAAATTTCAGTAAATGATGCAGGATTTATATAATATCCTGTATTATTGGTATCATAGAATATTGGTGCTCTAAAACTTTCATTGTTTTCCGCATATCTTTCAATCACATATCTAGTAAACCAAGAACCACCACCGCCAGGAGTTTCTCTTAAGTAAACAGTAGTACCTTGTGGTTTCCACCACTCACAAGAACCACTACCCCATTGGTGAATACGGAACATAGCAGGTTCAGTAGAGAAGTTACCAGAAGTTGAAACTTCCAATGTTCTAAACGAACCATGTGGTTTTCCCCAACCATATCCATAAGGGTCATGTAACCACCAACCTCTATTATCTGCATAATCTCCATTGGTATCAGCCCTCATTTTGTTTGCACCAATTTCATTTATTCTTGATAATGATGCAAAATTTCCATAATATGCCGTATTATCAGTATCGTAAAATAATGGTGCTCTAAACGATGCTCCTGCGTAGAAGTTTGATGCACTATCTACATATGCTCTTTGAACGTTTTGAGTTCTGAATTCAATAAAGTCTTCTGAACCAATGCAAATATATGGGCTGTTATATATACCCGGCCTTCCCCATGCTGCTCCAAGTCTTACATTAGAACTAACACCTTCCGCATTTATAACGTGAATACCAGATGTATCACCATTCGCATAAACCCCACCACTATTTAAATTTAAATTGAATGTGGATGCAGGGTCTAAATAATATCCCGTATTTGCCGAATCATAGAATATAGGTGCTCTTGATGAACCTACTGCAAATGAGTTACCACTTCTATCTACATACCAATCGGTCGTACCCCAAGAACCATTTCTAAATCCGTGGTCATGATTAATTCTAAAGTATCCAGAATCTGCATATCCATATCCACAAGACCATGTTTGACTATCAAATCCATTAGAGAATAAAATTGAAGGTCTATCAGTACCAGGAGAACCATTAACTCTAAATTCTGCAACAATACCCCAAGAGTTATCACCCTGATTGTTTGCTACCGTTAATGCTCTACTATTAGGAGATGTTGCTAATTTGGTAATTGTCATCACATGCCCAAGATTAGCAAGTTCACTATATCCGTAAGGTTCTACATAATATGAAGTGTTATCTCTATCATAAAATAATGGTGCTCTTACAGAAGTAGTTGAATATGCAATACCACCTTGGTCCCAATACCAAAACGTTGTAGAACTTACATTTCTAAGTTCAAGTTGGTCAGATGGATTTTTTAATATATTAAATCTACCTGCACCAGCATCACCACTAGCACCAAATGTAATTACAGAATAGTTATTTCCAGCATCTACTAATCTAATGTTTTCATTGTAGTTACCGCCAGACCATCCACCAATTCTTGCCATACCATATATGCGTAATCCGTTTCCGTTTACACTTGGGTCTACAAAATATCCAGTATCACTTATATCATAGAAAGCAGGAGATAGAACACCATATTCAGACCTTACATAGTTATCACCTCTACCAAATGATGCAATTTCAGTACCTGTAAATGGTGAGTTGTTATAAATTCTAGTTCCTCCATAATATGCTTCTGCTCCAATATGAATACCAGTGTGCCAAGCTAATGTAAGCTTGTTATAATTTCCGTTATAATTTTGTAATCTATTATAAATTAGGTAATATGGTTGCCCATCACTTCTTGCTCCCCAAGTAATACCACTATCAGTAGATGATGATGCTGGGTCAGTTGTACTATTTGATAAATTTATATGTCTTGTTGTACCAGCACCACTGCCTGCTCTAGCTACAAATGTTCCACCACTATCATACCAATAATCGCTTAATAATGAAGGTGCTCTAAATGAATTTCTAGCCCAAACTACACCATCATTTCTAACTTCCAATGCATAACCACCAGTTCCTACTCCACTTATGGCAAATCCTTCAGTTGAACCACCACCAGTCCAAATAATATTTTTTAATGCCGCACCAAGGTTTGTTGTACTTGTTGTTGTTCTAAATCTAGCTCCCCAAGTATCAGGTTCGTTATTAACAGAAATTAATGCATTGTTTGGAATATTTAAAGTAGATGTTAATGTTAATATAGTAAGTCTAGAAGTTGAAGTTGGGTCTAATAAAAAACTACTATCATTGTTATCAAGGAATCTACTTGCGTATAAATCACCCAATACGTTTGTATTATTTGCTAGTGTATTATCTACTTCTTCAATTTTCCATCCTTGAAACTCAGCTACAGCCGCTCCATCTGATGTATAATTATGCAACCAACCATGACGTATAAATTTAACCCCAGCCATATGAGTATATGTAGTACCTGCGCCAGCTGGTCCAATTGTCATTGAATATTCAGTCCAAGAAGTAGGTGGTACACCAGCAAACCAATATGGATTACCCCAACCACCATTACCAGGATTTCCAGGTGAATAATCCCAGAAATATTGTCTATGAGAAAGATAACAAAATGGCGAACCACTTACAGTTCTCATCCAAACTGATACTTTATATGTTTTTGTAGCATCAATTGGTACAAATTCGGGTCCAGTATGCCCTTGAAATGTTCCGTTTCCTCTAAATGTCGTATTACCTACTGCCGAATTACTATTTGATGTAACGTATGTTGTCGATGGCCAAGTATATCCACCATCTTGTCCGAATGAGTTTTGTGTAAAATACTTACCACTTTCGGATTTCATACCGATTATAGTTGCTCCATTCGAACTGTTAGTTGATATGCCACCTCCCGTTTGTATCGAAGATAATATCGAGCGGCTGTTTGGGTCTAAATAAAAATTTGTTGGGTCTGCAGAATCTCTAAATATAGGTGCACGTAAACTTGTATTAAATTGTGCTTCACCTGCGTTTGTTATCCACACACCAACACTATTCCAAGGACCAATTGTAACTCCATTAAGTGCACTTAAATTAATTGCACCAGCCGATGCATTTACAAGTGTACCACTTTGCCAGTTAGGTCCAAAAAAGTGTATTGTGTTTCTTTCAGTTCCCGCATAATTAGCTCTTATAGCTGAATACGAATCCGTACCATTGGCTGATTTGAATACTAATCTTTGGTTTCCACCACTTGCACCACTATCACCAAGCTCTAATACATTCATTACAGATGTACCGGCGAAATTACCATAGTATGCAGCATTATCTAAATCATAAAAAATTGGACTTCTAACATCCGTTGAGAATGTTGCTAACGGTCCCGACCATTGAAATCCTCTATCACCAACTATTGATAATCTTAAATAAGCTGAAGTACTATCGATGGAGTTTGTACCATTAAAATCTAAATCAATACCACCTCCCCTATCAACAGGTAATACTTTCCATCTATAAGTTCCAGGATATGCTGGAATTGCATAGTTTTGTTGAAATATTTGAGATGTACTATTAGGGTCTACAAAATAAGTCGTTGGGTTATCAGAATCCCTAAATATAGGTGCTCTAAAATCTACATAAGCAGTAACATTTCCAGAACTATTAATATTCATTCTGTTAGTCCCACCAGTAGCATGTGTTATTGCATTATGTGTGTAGAAATCTATTTGAGTTGCTGGATTAGCCTCATATATATTTCCCCCAATATAAATTTGGTTTGCAGCTGCAGTATTATATGCTCCTATAATAGTTGTACCTTGTGCTTGTGATGTTGCATTATAGTGAGTACCAGTTAAAGTTGAAAATTTATTACTACCTTCACCCGCAGGTCCCATTAGGATATTACCACCACTACTATTACCAGCTGCAGTTATCCTTACTTTATTGAATGAAACATCATCAGATGTACGGATATTTTGGTTCATTAAATGAACTTCAGTTGCACCAGGCCCAGTATTAACCGTAGCAAATGTAACTGCATCAGTTGTACGGATATTTTGGTTCATTAAATGAACTTCAGTTGCACCTTGTCCAGTATCTACAGTTCCACTAAGAACTACGTTACCAGCTACATACAATCCATCTTCAGCGTACCATCTATCGTTTGCTTCTTCCCAATAAAATGCTTTAGTTGCTGCATTACCTCTCTTAACTTCTATACCAGCATTTTCGGTTGGTGTAGTTGCTGCTCCAATATCAGCATTTAATGTGATGATGTTATCACCTACATTTAAAGTTGTTGTATTAATATATGTTGTTGTACCACTTACAGTAAGGTCACCACTAATTGTAGCGTTACCAGTTACCGCTAACGTAGTACCATCGAATCTTAAATTTGCTTCAACGGTTGCGTTTGGTGCAGTTCCGTTTAATGTGATTACACCATTATCAGTTGTACCAGTTAATGATAATAATCCAGATGTACCAGCTGAACCAGAAGTTCCTGATGTACCAGAAGAACCTGATGTGCCAGACGTACCACTACTACCAGAAGTTCCTGATGTACCTCTACTTCCACTTGTGCCAGATGTACCACTACTTCCGCTTGTGCCACTACTACCACTAACTCCAGAAGTTCCACTACTACCGCTTGTTCCACTACTACCGCTTGTGCCAGAAGTTCCTCTAGTTCCGCTTGTTCCGCTTGTTCCACTACTTCCAGCAGAACCACTTACTCCAGATGTACCACTACTTCCGCTTGTACCACTGCTACCACTTGTTCCAGATGAACCGCTTGTACCAGATGTTCCCGATGAACCGCTTGTACCACTACTTCCAGCCGAACCACTTACTCCCGAAGTTCCACTACTACCAGCAGAACCACTTACACCAGAGGTGCCGCTTGTTCCGCTCGTTCCTCTACTTCCACTTGTTCCAGATGTTCCACTACTTCCAGCTGAGCCACTCACACCACTCGTACCAGCAGACCCAGACGAACCCTGCACTCCATTTATACCAGAAGTTCCTGAAGTTCCAGATGAACCCTGTACTCCACTTATACCAGAAGTTCCCGATGTACCGCTTGTTCCTCTACTTCCACTTGTACCAGAAGTTCCATTAGAACCTGATGTACCTTGTACTCCACTTATACCAGAAGTTCCTGATGTACCTCCACTACCCGATGTTCCAGATGTACCGCTTGTACCAGAAGTTCCTGATGTACCAGCACCCCCACCTGCTCCACTTATACCAGATGAACCTGAAGTTCCGGATGTACCTCTACTACCAGAAGTTCCAGATGTACCTCCACTACCCGATGTTCCAGATGTACCGCTTGTTCCATTTGTACCACCACCCCCAGTTATACCACCACTACCAGCAGTACCGCTTGTACCAGAAGTTCCCGAAGAACCACTCGTACCGCTTGAACCAGTTGTACCTCCACTACCGGATGTACCTGCTGTACCACTTATTCCAGATGAACCGGATGAACCAGATGTACCACTACTACCATTTATACCAGACGTTCCAGAAGTTCCTCTAGTTCCAGAAGTTCCTGAAGTTCCTGAAGTTCCAGCTGAGCCAGTTGTACCACCACTACCAGAAGTTCCCGATGAACCCGTTGTACCAGCTGAACCATTTGTGCCGCTTGTACCAGAAGTTCCAGATGTACCACTACTACCACTACTACCGCTAGTACCACTACTTCCAGAAGTTCCAGAAGTTCCTGATGTACCAGCCGAACCAGTTGTACCAGCCGAACCAGTTGAACCAGAAGTTCCAGATGTACCAGCACTACCAGTAGAGCCCGATGTACCGCTTGTGCCAGAAGTTCCTGATGTACCACTACTTCCGCTTGTACCAGAAGTTCCAGAAGTTCCTGATGTACCAGCCGAACCAGTTGTACCTGATGTTCCAGAAGTTCCTGATGTACCAGATGTTGCTGCTGCTGTTTTAACACCAATCCTACCTGTTGTAGAATTATAAACTAATACTTCATTTGATACATCTGCTGCTAATGAACCCACACCAAATGATAATGAACCAGTAATTCCTACACTACCAGTAAATTCTTGCTTATCGTTTTGTGCATCACCAAATTTGTTACTTCCACTTGCGTAGATTATTGATGATGAAATATATGTTGCAAATAATTGAGTTGTATTTATTTTTCCAGCTACAGTTACATCTCCTCTAAAAATACCACTACCAGTTACAATAAGATAATCCCTTATAGTTACTGAATTATTTATTTCCAATCCTCTATTTGGAGAAATTATTGCTGTTGCTGAACCTGATTTTAATCTATCTAAATCGCCAATCGATGCTGCGTTTATATTAAATAATCCACTACCGTCACCTCTAAATAAAGATGCTGATATAGATGATGAAATATTAGCTGAGCCACTAATTTGTGTGTTTGCTTTTATTTGTAACGGATTATCTCCAAATGAATCAAGTTCATCCGTTTGTATTTTAGAAGCACTGAAGTTTCCAACAACACTTACAGATTCAGATGATGCATTTATTATAGGTGAACCACTCACAAAAAGTGATATACTATTTATACTAGTCTGATTTAAACCATTTGGATTATTACCGTTAAACTCCATTTAATATATCTTTTTATTATGTCAATTCTAATACTGAAACAATTACATCTGCCGAAGCTGCTAAGGATGATGTAACTGAAATAAAGTCAGTGGATTCCAATACTACCTTTTGTTCTCCACCCACCATAACGTTTGAACTACCTTGTACAATTAAAGCGTTCTTTACCAAATACACACATTTATTACCAGTATTATCTCTAAGCATTACACTTACAGATATATTTTGTGTTGCCGTATTTGCTACATTTACACCAATTATTGTTGCTGCTGTTCCTACCGGCGCTTCATATACTTTCACACCTGTTATTCCGATTGAACTTGTTATACTATTTTTAAATGTATTTGCCATTTTGTTTTATTTTTTATCCCAATGCTATTGCAAAGGCTATTGCCGAATCTAATACGTTTACACCATCTACTAAATAACCACCTTGTGTTAATCTAATAGAACCAGTAATTATTTGAGAACCAGTAACAGATAATATTTGATTTACATTAAGATAATCAAAAGATGCTTGCGATACATCAATTACTCCTTTAAATGAACCTGTAAATGAACCTGTAAATGAACCACTTAAATTAGCGTATGCATTTGGCCCTTGTGAAATTGAACCTGAAAATATTGGACTATGTATTACCATTTATATCTATATACGTTTGTGTTATGTGTATAAATATAAAATAATTTCCTTTTAAGGTTTCACAGGCCAAGTTATACTAAATGGATTAGTTTGAGATGTAATATCTCTTAAAGATTGTCTATAATCAGACCAAATTGCTTTTGTTTCGGATGGAATATCACTTAATTGTGTCCAATCACATTCTGTCAATAATTCGTTTCGAGTTTCTCTAACAACAAACCATTGATTTTCTATTCTATAATCTATTTCGGATTGAGTTGCATCAGTTTGAATCCAATTTTGGTAATATACACCATCCGTTAAAACAGGAGTTCCTTCGGTAATATTTTTTGTATAATCATTTGGCATTGGAGTTGGTAATACTACATACATATCCCATTGTACTAATGCTTCATCAGTTAATTGAGCAGGTAAAAATGAATGTGGGAACGATGCTCTCAATTGAGGAATACTATAAGGATAGTTTATTATTTCATCTATAATTCGTAAATACATATTATTTAAAGTTTACAGGTATTGATGCAAAATTTGATAAACCAGTACAATTATTAAATGCATCCGTTCCAGATGGAGTTGGTGTTCTATTCCACAATTCAGGAGCAGTTCCTGTTAATGCGTTTACAGTAGAACTCATATTATAAATATTATTAAAAATAGTTACATTAGTATTAAATGTAAATTGTAATACATTTGTTAATGCTCTACAATTTCTAAAAGTTGATGAAAAGTTTACTACATTTACATTCGTATCAAATAATGTAGATGGTACTGATGTTAGTGCAGTACAAGCAAAAAAGCAGGATGCAAATGTTGTTGCTAAAGTGACATTATCAAATAATCCCGTTGGTGCGGTTGTTATGGTTGTTATACCAGAAAAACTATCCGTAAATGTTGTTGCGTTTGGCGAATAATCAAATATATCCTCTGGAATTGTTGTTATTCTAGTACCTCTCATAAAAGATGCAAAAGAAACCACATCTGCTAATCCAGTATATCCACCAACTCCACTTAAAGAAGTACTACCAGGTATTGCTGTTAGATTTGTGCAACCATAGAAGTTTACAGTCCTCAACCCAACAATTCCCCATTGAACTAATTCAGTAATAAGAACTCTAGTTGTTGCATTATTATCCACACGAAATCCTGGCATAAAACCACTAATACTAATTGTATAAGTTCCAGCTGATACGAATGTGTGTATTCTATTTACTGATGTTGATGAAGTTATCAATGGTGATGATGTAGAATCACCCCAACTAATTATTACGCTTGGGGTTAAACCACCATAATCAGCTAATGGAGTTGTAAATACCGTATTTGCAGTTGTTGTTGTTATTTTAAAAACAAATGGATATACCTCCGAACCTTCTTGTGATACAAATCTTCTAAATATTCCCATAACTTTAAATATAATATTAATTAAAATTCTTACCACCTACAAATCCTAAATATGTAGTACCACCATTGAATGTATAAAATACTAATACATCTACACCAGAATTTGTTAGAACCGGTTCAATCGGTCCATTAGCCCAATCAACATTAGCTGGAAAGTCTATTGTATATGCTCCTGCATTTACAGTAATCAATGTAAACCCAAATGCGTTTGCTATTGGTGGATTACTAAATGTTACCGTTGCTGCGCCATTAAATTGTCTTCTAAAGTTATTTGCAGTTGAAAGGTCTATTGCTATACTACCACCAGTTCCTAAATCAGAATAAGTTTCTCTATATGTTGTTGATGCTATATTCCCCGTTACTGATAAAGTAGTTCCATCAAATAATATTGCAGATTCAACTTGAGCTCCTGCTGGTGCATCAATATATGTAAGTAAACCATTGTTTGTTGTACCGGTTATAGGAAATCCAGATGTTCCCGATGTTCCAGAAGTTATACCAGGTGCCGATGTTCCTGATGTACCCGTCAATCCAGAAGTTCCCGAAGTTCCAGATGAAAATCCTGGAGCGTTTGTACCACTCGTACCGTTTATACCGGATGTACCAGTCTCTCCAGAAGTACCAGAAGTACCAGAAGAGAAACCAGGTGCGTTTGTACCACTTGTACCGTTTATACCGGATGTCCCAGTCTGTCCAGACGTTCCTGATGTTCCAGAAGAGAAACCAGGTGCGTTTGTACCACTTGTTCCAGAAGAACCAGCTAACCCAGTAGAACCAATTGCTCCCGATGTTCCAGAAGTTCCCGATGAACCAAACATAGTACCATTTAATCCAGAAGTTCCAGATGTGCCAGAAGTTCCAGAACTAGATGTTAAACCAGACGTACCAGCTGAACCGCTTGTTCCAGAAGTTCCACTACTTCCGAATAAAGTTCCATCTAATCCAGAAGTTCCAGATGTACCAGAGCTTCCGCTTGTACCAGACGAACCAGAAGTTCCTGATGTACCGCTAACTCCAGAAGTTCCACTACTTCCAAATAAAGTTCCATCTAATCCAGAAGTTCCAGAAGTTCCCGATGAACCACTACTTCCGCTTGTACCACTTGTACCAGAAGTTCCCGATGTACCACTACTTCCGAATAATGTACCATCTAATCCAGAAGTTCCAGAAGTTCCAGACGAACCACTTTCTCCTGAAGTACCCGATGTTCCACTTTCTCCTGAAGTTCCCGATGTACCACTTTCTCCCGATGTACCACTACTACCAAAGAATGTACCATCTAAACCAGAAGTTCCCGATGTGCCATTTTCACCAGAAGTTCCTGAAGTACCAGCTCCAGAAGTTCCAGACGTACCATCACTACCAGAAGTTCCTGATGAACCAAAATATGTTCCGTCCAAACCAGAAGTTCCCGAAGTACCAGAAGTTCCCGAAGTACCAGAAGTTCCAGCTCCGCTAGTTCCAGATGTACCATTCTCTCCACTTGTTCCACTACTACCAAAGAATGTTCCATCTAAACCAGAAGTTCCCGATGTACCAGACGTTCCAGAAGTTCCAGAAGTACCTGCCCCAGAAGTTCCCGATGAGCCCCCACTACCAGAAGTTCCACTACTACCAAAGAATGTTCCATCTTGTCCAGAAGTACCTGATGTACCATCACTACCATTGATTCCGCTTGTACCAGAAGTTCCTGATGTACCATCACTACCATTGATTCCGCTTGTACCAGAAGTTCCTGATGTGCCGCTCGTACCATTACTACCAAAGAATGTTCCATCTAAACCAGAAGTACCTGAAGTACCACTTGTACCGCTTGAGCCACTTGTCCCAGAAGTTCCAGATGTACCACTACTACCAAAATATGTCCCATCTAATCCAGAAGTTCCTGAAGTACCACTTGTACCGCTTGAGCCACTTGTCCCAGAAGTTCCTGAGGTGCCATCACTACCAGAAGTTCCCGAAGTTCCATCACTACCACTTATTCCGCTTGTACCAGAAGTTCCATCAGTACCAATGCCACTTGTTCCAGAAGTTCCAGATGTACCACTTGTGCCATTACTACCACTTGTACCGGATGTTCCATCAGAGCCTGATGTTCCCGATGTTCCAGAAGTTCCCTCACTACCATTTGTACCAGAAGTTCCCGATGTACCATCACTACCGCTTGTACCAGAAGTTCCATTAGAACCCGAAGTTCCAGATGTACCATCCGTTCCATTTATACCACTTGTTCCTGATGTTCCATCACTACCACTTATTC